TCTAAATAATCAGCCCAGACCTCTTTACCATCCAAACTTCCTTTAATTACAACTGTTGCGCCTAAGTGTGATCTGAATGCGCCAGTGGCTAATTTATATTCATCGCTAGTCATTTTACACTCAAAACGTTTTGAAGAAATCTTTTTCTGAACGTTATTCATAATCATGTTGTATATTCTATCTCTAACTTCATACTCAACTTCGTATAATACTGGGTTATCTTTAATTGCTCTAAATATCGATCTCGACGGTAAATTCTCATAAGCCAAATTTGTATCTATTTTAATTCCTTTGCTTTCCAACTTCTGACCAGCCATATATGCATTTAACTTTTTAGCTCTTATATTTGGAAAATTTTGTACCTTCTTTAAGAAATTTAAACCATCATCAACCTCCCCTGATTTCTCGATAGCTCTCGCTACATCGCCTCTGATATTTGTGGCAGCTACGTCAACGAAATTTGCCATAACAGCCAATTTATCCCATTGATTTGGTGTCATTCGTAACGCAACTAGAGCATCTTTGTTAGACCCAATCCAAGTATTAAATAGAAAACCACACCCACCTAAAGATGGTGGCAGATGTATAACAGAAAAAGGTAACTTAACCCACTTTATTACACCCTTATCTTTGGTTTTAACACCTCTTTTCACATTCCAAGTAAATACAGCTAAAGCGTTAGCCAGTTTAACAGACCCCCCTCTGCTAACATATTCTCCTAATAATTGTAAATAACCTGTTAACTGTTTGTTTGCTGGAGGTAAGTAATTCACTCTCTCGCTGCATAATATTTGTATCTGTGACAATCTCGGTATAATATATCCGTATACTGCTCTCTTCTTTAAATACTCGTACTGATGTTTTGATATCATAGTTTTGACAGCATTGATTTTAAGACCGCACTCTTCTGCGCATTTAGACAAAAATTCTGAGAAATATTTTATCTCATCAGCTGTAAGATTTTGTAACATTTTGAAAATAGCATAGAAATCATCACCCATAATCTCATAATGTCCACCAACTAGGGATAATTTGTGCATAATCGTTGCACCTATGATATCACTCGAAAATTTATTTAAGAAATACTTAAAGAACGCTTTATTAGTTAGACAATTTATCGATATAGTCATGTTCTCTCCTGAAAACAACATATCTAATATTATTTCAACATCTAACTCTTTAAAGACCGCATTTCTTGTCTTCTCCCAAATTGTGCAAATCATTTCTGGAGCTGACTCCCAGAATCCAAATTTTCCAAAATTCTTTCTTTTCGCCCAGTCTCTTAGCTGTTCCACTAAAGCCTTTCTCACGTTATTCCATTTTTGAGTAGCGTCAAAAGCTGAAAAATCAGTCAATACTATTAAATTATCATCTCTACCAGTTGCTTTTAAACCGAAGGCGTGATTAGCTATAAAACTATTAGACTCTTTAGCTAGAGTAAACTCTGGACAATCTGATAAATAATCTAATAATATTGAACCTAACCATGTCTCGCAAGCATACATTGGTCCTGGTATAGCGAATATAGCTCTGGTATCTCTAGCTGGGACGTTTCTTGAAAAG